AACTTCCGTAAAGCCCAAAGAAAGTACAGTTCAGTCTCCTGAACGAAAAAGCGAACACCCACTTGCCCATCTCATTCCTGAAAAGGATATTTTTGGCAAGGATAATTACATCAGCCGTTCAATCAGTGGTCAAAGCGAATTTGACATTTTCGCTCAGGCACACGAAGAACGACACAACACACTAATCTACGGGCCGACAGGGCCAGGGAAAACTTCCTCGGTGTACGCATATGCCGCAGACAAGCAAATTCCTGTAGTCAATGTCTCTTGCAACGGTGCAGCCGAACCAAGTTACTTTGTCGGTGGTTGGAATCCTACAAAAGATGGCTCTGCCGATTTCTTGGCAGGCGATCTCCTATTGGCAGTTCAGCATGGTGGCATCATCTACTTGGATGAAGTCAACTTTTTGCCAGCAAAGATTGCGGCTTATCTGCACTCGTTGTTGGACAAGCGCAGAATCATGTCAATTCCATCGGCTCAGGGTTCGTCAGTTCCTAGTCAGGTAAAAGCGCACAAAGATTGCCAAATCATTTGCTCTTACAACCCTGATTACGAAGGTACTCGCCCTTTGAATCAAGCGTTCAAAAACCGTTTCAAGTACAAGTTGCATTTTGACTACGACTTGAAGATTGAAAACGAATTGCTTAATTCAAATGCTCTCTTGGAACTTGCTTCCAAGTTGCGTGACAGTTACAGCGTTGGGGATATTACGACACCAATTGCAACAAACTTGCTCATTGAATTTGAAGAAATTAACGAAAGTCCTCTCGGCTTTGATTTTGCCGTTCAGAACTTTCTTAGCGCCTTCACCGAAGATGAACAAGAAGTTGTGCGTGAAGTGTTATTGATCTCTGCCAAGAACATTTGGGAAGACCTGAACACTGGCATATTTGAAGAAGAAAGCGATTTCGCTCCACGCTTCAAAGTAAAAGTAGATACAGAAGCAACAGCAGAAGCAACAGCAACACCAACGGCGTAACTCAAAATTTGGGTCGCCACCAACACTCCAGTGTCGTGGGTATCCAATCTGATACCCACGACATTAAGTGAAACAAACTCAACAATTAGCAAAGGAAAAAACATCATGGCACGATACAAACAGGTAAGGGTAAGTAAAAAACACAAAGAAGAAGAATATAACCAAAGGCAGTCTCTTCCACAGCCACCAACATACCAGCCACCAACACTAGGAAAACTCAAGCAAGCAGACCATGAAGAAATCATTTCTTTGACAGAATCATGGCTTGTTCTCTTCAGTCGTGTGAACAGCCTTATTTCAGGTCGTGAAATAAACTGCTCATCAAACAACGAAGTTGGCATTGCGGCAACTGATGGTTCTTCTGTATTTTTCAATTCACAGCAACTCCAATCGTTGTTTCAAGATGCAGTGCAAGGTGGGTTCAACAAAGAAAGTTTGTTCAAGAAATTGATTGAATTTCGTGGACTGAACTATCACGAACTCTCCCATGTTCTTTGGACACCAAGAAAAAGTCAAAAGGTGTTTCGGGATATTGTTGAAGCAGATCAATCTCACCCATTCCTTAAAGGTTCTTTCTTTAAGGCGTGGAACATACTTGAAGATCAGCGAATTGAATCTCTTTTCGTTGCAAAATATCCAGCATCAGTTCCGTACTTCAAAAGCATCATTGCCAAGTACATCACTCACGGAAGACTGGAAACAAATACAAATAAAGAAGCCGATGAAAAACAATCAATGTGGGTTCTTCTGTACGGAAGAAAGTATCTCCCATTGGAAATTCGTCTGCAAACAGAAGCAATGTTCCAACTTCATTACAAAGTAAGCGACAAGGATATTAAGTCTCTAAAGAAAATAGTTGATACATACCGTGCAATTATTTTCCCAAGGGATGCTTCAGAAGCGTTCAAACTGGTAGAACAGTTTGCTTCTCTTTTGCAAAAGATATTTCCTGTCGGTGGAATTCCTGAAGGAATATCGGTTGGTCGTCACTCTTTGAATGAAGGTCAAGTGGATTCCTTGAAAGAACAGAAGCAATCACAAAAACTCCGTGAACAGGCAGATAAAGATTTAGAAAAAGAAGAAAAAAATGCTTCTGATTCTGAAGAAAAATCTGATGATGATTCTGATGATGATTCCGATGACAAGTCTGCTGACGACTCTGACGAAAAATCTGATGATGATGACGGTGCGCCTTCAAATCCTTCTGAAAACTCCGATGCAGATTCGGGTAACGAAGGTGAAGGCGAAGGTGAAGGTGGCGATAGTGAAGAAGATTCTTCTCCACAAAACGAAAACCACAGCGACTCTAATTCACAAGGAAAAAGCGTTGCTCAAACTGGTCAAGTGCGAAAGCCAAGCCAATCAGAAGTTACTCTTCAAGATCAAACAGATCAAATGCTTGAAGCAAGTAGCAAAGAAGTTGGCAATGAAATAAAAAAGCAGATCAAGCAAATGCGTAAATCAGTCTCTGACAACAGATTTAAGCGTTTCTTTGATAGAACGACAGCACCAGCCAGCACTTCAACTCCACCAGTTGCGTATCGGGCTTTGTCAAATACGATCTCACAATCGTTGGCAAAGTTGAAAGCCGATAAAGACAACCAATGGGATAAAGGTGTCTCTACAGGAAAGTTCAATTATTTGCGACAGGTTGAAAGTCGTGGACTCCACTTTGATATTTTTGACCAGTGGGTTGACGAAGGTGATGAACGACCTGATGCAGAAATTGTAATTCTGCTTGACACCTCTAGCAGTATGCAATGTGCAAAGTACGAATACAAGGCAATACAGGAAGCAATGGACAGTAAGGGTGAAAGACTCAACAATTGGGAAATGACAATGCACAGGGGCAACGCCTTAATAGACGAAGCATCGTGTGCTATGTGGGCGATTAAACTCGCCTGTCAGAACCAAGAAATCCCTTGCACTGTAATCGGATACGACGATTACCCTCATGCTTTGTTGACAGAATCAGATTCAGTAAGCCGTGGTCAAATAAAAATGTTTGGCGCTAAAGGCTCAACTTCTGCCTGTCAGTCAATTATGATAGCCGACCAAGTTCTTTCAAAATCAGATGCCAAATACAAACTCCTCGTCACAATAACTGACGGTGAATGGGCAGATGAATACGAAAGTTCCAAGGTGGTTGCAGATATGAACAAAAGGGGAATCAAATCTCTTCTTGTTTGTTTGGCAAACGGCTACGAAATTGACGAAAAAGCCAACAAGGTAAAGCCACAATATCCAGTAGGTATTCTCCAACCACAAAAGCGCCATATCGGTACTTATACAGAAGGTGTCGGTTATGGCTCTGCTGAAGTTGAAGTGCCAAAAGGTTATGGCTTTGCCAAGATGATCTGCGTTGAAAACTGCAAGTCTCTTACCAAGCATATTGGTGACTTGCTCGTGAAGGGGGTGGTTAATAATCACTGACCAATAACCACCAATGTGATACCATGTGTATCGCTGGTGACGCAACTCGGTGATTGCGTCGCCACCATCCCTCTTCACCGAACAAAAAAAACAACACAGACAAGGAGACAGTCATGGCTGTCAAGAAAATGAAGAAACGCCCTGCTCGTGCAGGGGCAATAGCAGGCGATTCAGATGTGGATATTGATTCCACGGAAGAAGAGACTGACGAAGAAGAAGAAACAGAAGAAGACGAAGTGCTTGAAGTTGTTACAAAACGACTTGTTGCACCTCGTTTTCAAGGTATCACCAAGACAATCCTTTCAGGGGTGGATGAAATGACGAAGATTACTTTCTTCTCAAATAATCCTGAACTGGAAGTCTGCACAATTGATACAACAGATATTGAAAGCGAAGTAGTTACAGTGACGATTCTTCCTCACGCTTGGGCTACTGATCTTGCGATTGATATTTGGGATTCAGTTGAAGTAGATGCTCTTGACCCGAATACCTGTAATCCAATTGAAGACGGTTGGGCTTGCACCTATCCGTTGGAATTCAACTAACAAAAACCAAAAACCAAACCAAGTCAGTGGGCAGTTCTCTTTCGGGGGAACTGCCCATTGGCATTTACAACTCAAAGGGGATTGACATGAATACCACCGATGCGTATGAAATACACACTCAACTAATTGAACGCAGAAACAAAAACAAAACTATTGAAAGAGTTATCCACCACAACCAATATCGCAAAATCTTTGGCGAAAAAGAACAACAAGAAAACGATGCCTATGAAGAATCGCATTGGTTTGACCAGTTATCTTTTGCTCTTGACAAAGAAATGCTTGATTCAGCAGACACCATTTTTGTTTCTGAAAATGTGCAAGAGTTAATAGAAACGGCAAAAGCAACAATGCCCGACGAAGTTTTGTTTGAATCGGATGTTTATACTCCTGCTGGCTTTGTTGTGTTAGAAAAGCCATTTGATTATTGGGTAGAAGACGATTCAGTTGAAGAAGAAACTGTGCAAGAGATAATTAAAACATCAAGAAGGCTTAGGGATTCACACGGTTGCTCTATAACAGGCGAAAGAAAGTTTCAAAAAAACGCAAGTGGTTGCTACACAGAAAGAAATCACAGCAATGTTGTTGCTCTTGCTTTCGGCAATTTTGAAACTTTTGCCCGACCTGCTATTGATAATTTCTCAAAAACTTTTGCCAAGTTTGATGAAGAAAAAACTAAAGAATTTATTAGTTTTAGCCAACAGAGTATGCCAGCCAGTTTGCAGGTTCGGGTGTATGGGCATTTTGTTGAAACTGAAATTGATGGGTTGTCGGCGTATTCAAGTTCTCTAAGCAAAAACCTACATCTTGTAGATTGTTTAGAAATCGGATATGGAGAAGATGGTCAAATTGATTATGACCATGAAACAGAAGATGAAAATATAAAAAATTATTCAAATAATCGCAGGTTCATCATTACGCTTCTCCGACTACTTGACGATTACATTGACGCTGATTCTTCAACAGCGCCAAGAGCATATAGCCGTAGGGGTATTCGTGCAGGAAGATCAAAGACGAACATAACTCGCTTGTCATTGCGAAAGTCTGTCTATGGAGAAACAGACAATAGCAATGGTGACAAAAAAATTGTGCTTGCCCATCTCGTTCGTGGGCATTGGCGCAAACAGTGGTATCCATCACAACAACAACACAGAGCAAAGTGGATAAATGCCCACAGGCGTGGTGGAAATCAAACAGATGTAATTACTCAAAAACACAGACTAATTGCAGTAACAAAATAACAACAACCAACAAGGAGAAAAACATGAACACCGAAAGAAAGTGCGAAATAACAGTAGTTACTCCACAGTGTTACCAGTGTGGGGAAGAAGGCGAAATCGGTTTAACTGCCGAAGAGTTAATTGGGTACGAACAATGGCAACAAGACAACGACAGTTACATTCAAGACTGTATGCCGACATTGCCAAAAGAGTTGCGTGAACAGTTAATCACTGGCACACACCCAAAATGTTGGGAAGAAATGTTCAACTTTGATGAAGAAGATGAATACGCTCTATCCAACGAAGACTCCCAAGGTGAAGAAGAAGATTCTTTTTCACGAACACTTGAAAATGCGTATCCAAATACTCCGTTAATTGTTTTGGTCAGTAGCCCAAGGCATGACAGATTTTTTGGTGCGTTTGCAAATGGCAAAGAGACAATTGAATGGCTAAAGAAGCAACCAACAAGCGTTGCTTTTTCTGTCATTCCGTTGCGCTCACCATTCATCGTTCGTAATCACGATGATTTTTACAATCCAAGAAAAGATTACGATGAATCAGAATACAACCATGAAACACCAACAGAAAGCGAGAAACAATAATGGAAGTAAGCGTTCACTATCAGGAAGGGTTTTGGTTAATGGCAATGTTTATTGCTGGATGCCTTATCACTCTGCGACTGGTACTTAAAGAAATTGACAAGTACGACAAGTACGGACAGCAAGAAGAAATTAACCGACCATATGATTGGGAAAGAGATGGTATGTAAATGAACCACCAAACAGAAAAAGCAATTGAAAGATTAGTAATTGAAATTAACTCAGCATCAACAGAAATTGCGAATTGGCAAACGCAACTTGATGAAGCAAAAATTGAGTTGATGTCATTACTAGAGAAACACGAATTGGACACCATTGATGTTGAAGTTCGTGAAGAAGAAACAAAAATTACAATTGTCAGACCATCACAATTAAAAATTGATGAAGAAGGTCTTGAAGATGCAGTATCTGAAGCAATTTGGCGATCAATTACAAAAAGAGTGATTGACAAAAAGGCTTTGGAAGATGCAGTGGCAAAAGGTAAGGTAGAAGCGATAACTGTAAGCAAGCACAGCAAAGAGGTAGCAACTAAGCCATATCTGCGTATTACAAAACGCTAACTACAGAAGGAGCAAGCAATGGAACGATTATTTTCCGTTGCGCTTGCCACACTCATGGGAACGCTTTTTGCGGTACTAGGTGTTCAAGCGCAGTCAATAGAGAAAACGCCACCACCAACAAAAGTGGTGGCACTTACAACATTGGCGACCACAACGACAGCCATGACAACAACAACGACAACAATTGCTCTTCCAGCAAATGTTCCGTCAGATCAGTCAATGCGATGCCCGAAATATGAGACATTGTTTGCACAGTACGGATTACCAGTGCAAATCTTTTCGTACATTGCATGGCGAGAAAGCCACTGCAACCCTCTAGCGATAAACGCAAAGTGGGATGCAAATGGAAATATGATATCCAGCCTCAACAGCAACGAAACTTGGGATACAGGATTGCTACAAATTAACTCTTCTTGGATTCGTAGTGTTCGTAAAGTTTGTGGCGTTAATACAGGTAGCACAAGAGGCGACTTACAAGCCTTGACTGACCCTGAATGTAATGTGAGATTCGCCAAGTGGATTATGGATAACACCACTGGTGGATTGGCAAACTGGAGAATGTAACACCCGACCCAAGTATCTGCATCACCCCTCGGTGCAGGTACTTGGGTTTTTTTATGCCCAAAATCTCCCCGAAACATCAAAATAATTTGTGCCTCAAAAATTTGTGCGCCACCAAGTCTCGTGTATAGTGCTTGTATGGCAATTGATTACACAACGAGTCCGACTAATTACCATGAACTAGTTGACTCTGTTCGTGGGCAGGTTGAAAGAACTCGTGAATTGAAGATGATGGGCGAAACAATTTCCCCCGAAGAGTGCGTGACAATGACTTCTGAATCAATGCTTTCGTTGCTTGACCGTATGGAAACCATGTCTGAAATAATCTCTCATCAGGCGCATATGTTTGTGCAGATTGAGGGTATGTTTCGCATGGTTTTTGACCAATTTGGCATGGGTGATGCGAGCAAAGAAGACTGACATAGAGCGCTTTAAGCGCCATGTGCAAGTTGAAGACGAGTGTTGGGTATGGACAGGTAGAAAGAATGTGGCTGGATATGGGGAGTTTAAGCACAATGACAAAAAGCATCGGGCACATAGGTGGATTTGGCAGGTTCTAAACGGAGACTTGCCCCAAGATATAGCAGTTGACCACCTATGCCGAAACAGGGCTTGTGTACGCCCATCTCATCTAGAACCTGCAACCAACGAAGAAAATACGAGGCGTGGAATAAATCGCAGATAATACTTGCAATTGCTTCAATAAGTATGTATGATGTTCAATACCAAACAAAAGGAGAATGGGATGAACATAACAGTAAGGCTAATACTTCCAACTCGTGTGGTTGAACTACACGGTGAACCCGAAACGGTAGTAGAAGAAATGGAGGCACTAATCGCACTTGAATCAGATATTGGGGAATCATATGCAGAGATAATTCCGTTCCCTACAGTCAATAAAAGAAACCACCCAAGTTTTCCGCAACTTCCATTTGGAGATAACAATGAAGAATGAAGACTGGCGTGAACAGGCATCTTGCCGTGGCATGGATGTCTCCGTGTTTATTCCTACAACTGGAAAGCGTGGCAGACCAGTTGCAAACGAATATAAAAAAGCAAGAGCGATTTGCGAACTTTGCAAAGTAAAAGTTTCTTGTTTGAACTTTGCTCTTACAAGTGGATTTAACGAATTTGGAATCTTTGGTGGATTGTCACCAAAGGCTAGACAAGTTCTCTTGCGTAAGCGCAAGGTAAAAGCGTAACGGCAACCGAGTGGGGTTCTAGTGCTACTTATCCCTTTCTGCGTTAGAGTTGCTGTCCATTGTTAATAGCAATGGCGAAACCCCACTCAACCTTAATACTTGACAATGTTCAGCAATGAAAGTAATGTACATAATTCACCAATCAAACATAAGGAGAAGCACCAATGCAAATCAGTGGTAAAAAAATGGGAAGCCTGAAGGCGGTGAAAGACTCGCTAAAAAAGGGTGGGTCAAGCCTCAGTTCCTTTATCAAGAATGTGCCAGCAGACGGAATCACAGTTAGGTTCATCACAGAACCTGAAGAGTGGTTCGGTTTCTACGAATACTGGAACGATGAATCTCGTAACTTTACACCAATGGCAGTAGGCGAAATTTTGCCTGATGGTGCAAGACCTTCATTCCGTTATCTTGCCTCGGCAGTTGACATTGAAACAGATCGGGTCATTCCGTTGAAGTTGGCAAAAACTGCGGCGAACAGTCTCATCTTGAAGTACGACAAGTACGGAACGATGCTTGACCGTAACTACGAGTTGCAGAAGCATGGCGAAGGATTGGACACAACTTACGATGTCACTCCCGATGCACCTTCAAAATTGAATCTTGCAAAGTACGAAACCATTGATCTTGAAAAGGTTTTGGTTACTGCTCGTGCAACATCGCTTGGCGAAACAGATACAAAAGCGTCTGAACCAACCATTGATGACGATGAGATTGATGAAGAGAAGTCAAAGCCAGTTGCGAAAAAGGCGAAAAGCAAAGAAGTTTTGTTTGACACCGAAAAACTTTTTCCAAAAGGCGAATATCGTGAAGATTACTCCGAAGACGAACTTGTTTTCATGCAAGATGATGATGTTCGCACCATCAAAGACTTGCTTGAAAGTTGGGAAATTGACGAATCCCTTACTGGCGTAAAAGCAATCAAAGCAATTCTGAAAGCACAAAGCGCATCTGAGGAAGACGATGAAATCGTTGAACTTGAAGATGATGACGATAGTGCAGAAGAAGCGCTTGATGAAGAAACGCTTACTGCAATGTCTCTGCGTGACCTGCGTGTTATTTGCGAAGACATGGAAATTGACCACGAAGGTATGAACAAGCCAGCAATGGTTCGTTCAATCATTGAGGCATCAGAAAAATAAAGGCTTGGTGTGGTGCAGGTTATCTTGGAAGAGTGTAAAGATTCCCCCAAATCTTTACCCACCTGCATCACACTATTTATTTACTAGGAGAAAACATGAAAGCAAAGAATCCGTTTGACAAGAACCGTGAACCGAAACGCTACGATGTCGCAGAACTTCTGCTCAGTGGCGAAACAATTTCATGGTCTGAAATAAACGAACAGGTAGGTCACTTTTCTCCTCGTTCAATGGGTTATGTACTTAGGGCGCTTGAAGATAACAAAATTACTCTTCTGCGTTTGCGTGACCCTGAACTTGGAACACTGTACCGATACGACCCTTCAACAGATTATGAAGAGCGTTATCGTTTAAGCAAATCAAGTGGGCCTGACGCTAAGAGGCAACAGGAACACGAAGCAAAGAAGTAGTCTGCCATGACAACTCAAGTACCCGATCAACACTTTTGTACAAGGTGTGGTCGGGTACTTTTGTCTTCATCGCCTCAATCTAATTACTGGCTTGTTTCCGAAGACGGAAGAGTAGTTAGGTGTCCACAACACATTACTGACTGGTCAATGCGTTGTGCTAAAGTAAGACGAACAAAACACACATACGGTTGGAGGCGTATGGCACAAGAACAAGATCACCCACCATCAAACATTCTTTATGAACCATTCTTTGACTTGTAGCCAACAAGGAGGCAACAATGCAAACATTTGTACCGTACAACGACTTGTACAAGATAGGTAAATCTCTAGACGATAAGCGTTTAGGAAAACAGCGTGTAGAAGTTCTGCAAATTCTTAATGCTCTTGCAGGTAAATCAAAAGGTTGGGTCAACCACCCTGCAACTAAAATGTGGCGTAACCACGAACAGGCTCTTATCAGTTACGGTTCATGGATATGTACAGAGTGGTGCAATCGTGGATTCAAAGATACCTGCCACCAAAAAATACTTGATATGCGTAAAGAGTTCAATCAAGATCGCACTGCATGGGGCTATCCTTTATGGTGGGGCGATATGTCAGTGCATGAATCGCACCGATCTAATCTGCTAAGAAAAAAACCTGAACACTACTCGCACTTTGGTTGGGATATTCAAGATGATTTACCGTATGTCTGGCCTGTCTGCTGGTGCTGTAAATGAGTAGTTTCTTTCATACCCATGTTCACTCAGAGTTCTCTTGTCTTGACGGAATGGCTGACATTCGGACTATGGCTGAAAAGGCTTCTCGTTATCTGAAGCAACCTGCACTTTCGCTTACTGACCACGGAAACATGAGTGGTGCATTTCAGTTATACAAATCGTGCAATGACAACGGTATAAAACCGTTCATAGGTCTAGAGGCTTACATAGTTGAAGATCGTGCAAACAAAAAAGCGAAGCGTAATCATATTTCTTTGCTCGCATACACCACCGAAGGCTACAAAAATCTTGCGAAGTTATCGTCACTGTCTAATCAGAGAACGCACTACTACTACAAGCCACTGATTGACTTGAATGATCTAGCAGAGTTGGCTTTCAATGGTGGGCTGAAAGGGATTGTCTGCACGACAGGTTGCTATTTCGGATTGGTGTCTCAGTCTGTAGTTCATGGCGAACATAAAAAGGCTGAAAAGATTATTATGAGCCTCAACAAGTGGTTTGACAAAGTGTATGTGGAATTACAAAACCACGGAACAGATCATGGCGATGGTTGGAATGATGACAAACTCGTAGCAGATTTATTTACAACAGCGAACTGGCTAGGGGTTGCACCAATTATTTCGCAAGACTCTCATTATTGTGACAAGTCAGACAAAGACCTGCACAACATGATGCGAATGATTGCGTACTCGGCAGATGAAACTGACTTGGCATATCCTGGCCACAGTTATCACTTGGCTTCAACCTCTTGGGTGAAGCAGTATTACGAACAAGAAGTTTGGGATGCTTGCGAAGAGTCTTACAAGTGGATGCTTGATAACCATACGCTAGAGATTCCACCACTAGAAAAATACAAGTATTTCATTCCTGCCGTAACCAAAAATCCACTGAAGCAACTGGCAACACTCTGCAAAGCAAAACTAAAGACGATAGATCATGGTGGCGATGATGCCGTGTATCAAGAGCGACTGGCAACTGAACTAGATGTGATTGAAAAGACTGGCATGGCTGACTATTTCATGCTCGTAAATGATTATGTCGGATGGTGTCACGAACAAGGAATTCTTGTTATGGCAAGAGGTTCTGCGGCAAGTTCACTTGTTTGCTGGCTTCTTGGCATTACACAAGTTGACCCGATCAAATGGAACTTGGTATTTGAACGATTCCTCTCGGTAGATAGAACTAGACCACCTGATATTGACCTAGACATTGAAGATGTGCGCCGTGATGATGTCGTGAACTATCTCAAAAACAAATACAACATCATGCAAATTGGAACATACAACCGACTTTCGTATGACGAAGAGACTGGTCGTGGTGGATTGTTTGTGCAATACATCAGTGCAAAGCGCAAGATTCTAGGCGACTCTTTTGCACGAAAACTTGGCAGGGTAAATAATCTGCACGACTTAGACAAAGTAAATCCAAAAGATGCTCAAAGACTTAGGGCATTAGGCGAACTTCCACTACGCCGTTCTGCTGGCGCTCATGCGGCAGGCTTTGTGATTTCTGCACCACCATTGCACAAGACGGAGGATTGGATTCCTGAAATGCTAATTCCTTCATCGGACACGATGGTTACTCAAATGATGATGGATGATGTTGAAGATGCAGGTTTCGTAAAGATTGACCTACTTGGCTTGCGATCTCTTACAACACTTAGGCGTTGTCTTGAAATGGTTGGCAAAACTGGTACAGATTGGATTCCTCTTGATGACAAGCGAACATTCCAATTCTTACGCCGTGGCATGACAGAGACAGGTATCTTTCAAATGGAAGGCTGGACTGCGGCAAAAGGATGCAAAGAAGTTCAGGTGCAAAATGTTCGTGACCTGATTCTTGTGAACGCACTCTATAGACCTGCAACTATCAATAGTGGTTATGTAAAACAGTTTTTGAAGAACAGGCAAAAGCCCAATGGTGTGAAGTATCCGAGTGAAATCTTCAAGCGACACTTGGAAGAAACTTATGGTGTGCCATGTTATCAAGAGCAGGTTCTTGCGATTCTAAAAGATTTGGGTATGCCAATTCCTGAACTCAATGCTTTCTTGAAGGCAGTAAAAGGAAAACACGCTAAGGCTGGATACTCCGATGAAGCCAACCAAGTGTTTGAAAAGAACAAGCAAAAGTTCTATGAACTCTGTTCTGCTACTGGCATGGGTAAGCGTGAAATAAGTCAGGGGTGGAAACTCGTAGAAGGATTTGCGGCGTATGGATTCAATAGGGCTCATGCAACTGCATACAGTTTGTTGGGTTATCAGTTGGCTTATTTGAAGATCAATCACCCACTAGAGTTTCATTCTGCGCTACTTGAAACAACAGTGGGTACGAGCAAAGACGATCAGTACATTCGTGAAACAAAACGGATGGGAATAACTATTCTCTCTGCCGATGTCAATGTGTCTAGCGTGTCATGGTCAATAGATAGAAATGCAGATGCAATTAGGCGTGGACTCTCATCTATAAAAGGCATTGGGCATAACGCCGCAGAAATTATTTGTAGCAATGCACCATACACATCTCTTGAAGAACTGATTGCAAAATGCCCTGCACGATCAGTTACAGGTGGAAAGAGTTGGAAGACAGAAAAGAAATTAAACGGAACACTGGAACAACTCCGTAAGGCAGGTGCGCTAGAATCGTTAGGAATCAAACGCTAAGGAGCAACATGAACAAGGCACATGAATTGATGAAGGAAATTAACAAGTTGCTCGGCGCAAATACCGTGATGCTTGGCAGTGATGATGTATTGAAAGTTGAGTACATTCCTACTGGCGTATTGCCGATAGATCACTTGCTTGGTGGTGGAATTCCAAGAGGAAGATTCACTGAAATCTTTGGTGCATACAGCACTTTGAAATCGTATGTGGGTTTGTCAACCATTGCACAAGAGCAAGCCAATGGTGGTGTCTGTGCGCTTATTGATACCGAACATTCTTATGACCCTGAGTGGGCTAAGGGGCTTGGTGTGGATACCGATTCGCTTATCTACCATGCACCCGAAACAGGAGAAGAAGCAATTGATGTATCAGAAATGCTTATTCGCAATGGTGTTGATCTCATTGTATGGGATTCAGTTGCGGCAACACTTCCACAAACTGAAAGTGCAAAGCGACTATCTAAAGAGTCAGTTCAACCTGCACGACTGGCGGCACTTATGTCGTTAGGAATGAGAAAACTTACTGCGGCGAATGACAACACTGCGATGATCTTTATTAACCAAACACGCATGAAGATCGGAGTGATGTTTGGCGACCCTGAAATCACAGCAGGTGGAAAAGCGTTGCCATACTATGCCTCTTTCAGAATTGCATTACGCAAGGCTGGAAAAATCAAAGAGGTAGTTGATGGTTTTGATGATGAAGGGCATAAGGCAAAATCAAATAATGTTCTTGGAATTAAAATCAGAGCGACATTAGAAAAAAGCAAACTGTCCGTACCGTCAAAAGAATCTGTTTTTACTTTTGATCTCTCAACTGGTCGGGTAGATGAAATTGGTTATCTAATCTCTGCTGGATTAAACGCTGGAATAATCAATCACGAAGGTAGGTCATGGTGGGTAGGAGACAACGAAAAGACGGTGGGGCTGGACAAGTTCCGTGGCTGGCTGGAAGAGAATCAGGACATTCAGAATCAGATCAAGTTGGGGATACTTCCAAACTCCCTTGGAAACCAAGAACCCGTCAAGAAAAAGGCAGGCAAACAGAAAAGCAAATCGCAAAAAACAGAGGTGCAGTAGTTCACCCTGCATCGGGAGCATTAAGAATCAAACACGATGCTTCGGATGCAGATACACTTTATGAAATCAAGGATGCAAACAAAACATACACTCTCAAAGGTTCAGAAGTTCTTGCTTTGTATAAAAGAGCAAACATGGAATTGAAAGAACCAATTTTCGTTGTGTATTTCACGGATGCAGATTTAACCGTAACCATGACAATAACAAAAGGAAAACAATGAGCCTCAAAGATGTAGTTCGCATGGCAAGAATGAATAGCCGTATCACTCCTAAAGTTCAGGGGTGGCTGATGAACAATGACGGTGTGCATATCAATAGTGATTTTGTAGCAGAGCGTGTCATGGGAATTCTAAAGCCTGAAATAAAAAAATCTAGGGCAGGTGCGTTTCACCCATCGCAGTTATACCAGTGTCAAAGAGCGCAAGTGTATGGGTACTACAACGCCCCAACAGTAAAAACTTTTGACCCACAACTTCAAAATCTTTTTAACGATGGTCACTTCCGACATCTCCGTTGGCAAATTATGTTGATGGAAGCAGGAATCTTGACTGATGTTGAGGTTGCTGTAGATATGCCAAAGTTTCGGCTAGAAGGCTCAATGGATGGTGTCAATGCAGATGAAGGTTGGATGTTTGAATTAAAGGGAACAAGTCAGTTCCGTAGTATTCAAACTAAAGGAGTAATGCCTGCACACACAAAACAGGTTCACGCTTACCTCCTTGGAAGTGGATTGAACGAAGCGCTAATTGTTTATGAATGTAAAATGACTCAACAATGGCTTGAAGTTGCAATACCAAAAGACCCAAAAATCATTGACGAAATAACTACAATTCTTGAATCACTAAACGATGCAATTGATAACGAGTACCTACCCGAAAGGTTGGATGATTGTGAAAATAAAACAGGTGCGACCTATAACTCATGTGCGTATGCAAAAATCTGTCACAGGTGCAACACCCCATCAGACATCATTACGCTCATTCAGAATCAATAGTGGTATTCCACAGTTGCCTGATCTGCGAAGTGAACTAGATGAGTATGTAGAAGTTCTTATGGGTAGAAAAACCCCACCGATTGACAACGATGAAATGACGCTAATGGAGTATGCAAACGCCGTTTATAGTCGGGCGATGGAATTGACCATGGTGCTACAACGAGCAGAATCAGACGGAACAGTGTTAAAGGGAAGTAAGTACTACAAGTTTCGTACTGGAGAACTGCGTTCGTTCACTGAACTTGCAGTAAGGTGCATAGAATTAGGCAGTAGGCGAGTAACTAAAGCCCAACTGGACTACTCTATGAACAATGGTTAGTTCAACTCCAAAAATTCTACGCCACCCAAACTCATCAAAATCCTTATTGATATTGGGTATTGACCCTGCATCTACACATATTGCGTTCGTAGCCCTCCACGGTAATGATTTCCGTGTTACAGTGAGCAAGAACCTAGGGAAAAGCGGGCCTGAAGCCTGTCATAACGCTAGAGACTTAACATTGAAAACGATTGGAGAGTTACAACAGTGGGCTGGAAAAAATACAACCATCCATGGTTCTACGAACTCCCAATTTTAGGTCGTGGTGGATTCACTTCAACTACAGTGCAATGCTTTACATCAGGTGCAGTGCAAGGCGTATTGCATGAGAGGAAGTGTAAGACCTACCCAGTCAATGTCTCCAGTTGGAAAAAAGCAGTCGTGGGTAAAGGAAATGCAGACAAAGGACAGGTCGGAGAATTTCTACGACTTCACTGGAATCCTCTCCACGCCGCAGCATCAGGCAATCAAGATGTCTATGACGCTTCCTGCATTGCCCTCTACGGAAGACAATTTCTTGAATCATCAATGGCGCAAACTGGCGCTGTGTAAAACTAAGACAACTCAGTTCTTTCGTCATCGCTGTAGTGTTCGTTGTATAAACCATGCAAACGGTTGTGATCGTGTTAGAGTTGTGCGTGAATGTAAGGCTATTTGTGCCGAGTGTCCAGTAGCCGAACATTGCTTGATTTGGTCAATAGAAACCAACTTGCTCAAAGGTATCGCTGGTGGAATGACCGAAATAGAACGAAGAACAGCAAGAACAATTATCAAAGGAGAAGACGATGGTGGCGAAGAAGAAGAATCAGACGATTATTACTGGTAACACTATTTTAGTTCCAGTCTCTGAATTAAAAGGTTACGACAAAAATCCAAGAAAAGGTAATGTCAAAGCGATTGCAGAGTCGCTTGAAATAAATAAACAGTACCGACCAATCGTTGTTCAAGAGTCAACTAAGAAAATTCTTGCTGGTAATCACACTTGGCAAGCGGCTAAGTCTCTTGGTTGGACAGAAATTGCTGTTGTTTATGTGGATGTAAATGACGAAGAGGCAAAGCGTATTGTTCTTGCCGACAACAAAACAAACGACCTTGCCGATTACGATGGTCAAATTCTTGCTGAACTCCTGCGTGACCTAGGAACTGCCGATGGTACTGGCTACTCAGCATCGGACATGGAAGCAATCCTAAATGCCACTATGGAAGATTTGGATTCTGTTATCAGTTTGTCAAACGAAGCAGGAGAAAGAACCCTGTCACAAAACGATTCCCTGCTTGCTGGAAATACAGAAATGGGTGGTTCAAGAGAATCCGATGACGCTGGATTTACTTTTTTAGGAGAAGACGATGAAGAAGACGAAGAAGATATTGACGATAAACCTGACGATTTAACTGGTGTTTATACTCTTAAAGACGACTTGATTTTCAATGGCGCTTCATTTTGGGAAATACCTTCTCTTCGTAGTGACATGATGATTGAAGAATTGCCAACACCATTGCATACTTGGGCTGGTAGTGCTACAAGAGATTTAGATTGGGAAGGTCACTGGCTTTACAACTGGGGAATTGACAGCACATCAGGAATGAAAGACCTCAGCAAAATAGTTCTTTCGTTTTACTGTTGGGATGAATACATTGAACCATGGTGGGATAACCCTTCAAGGCACATGAGCAAATTGCTTCATGCAAAAATTAAATATGCAATTACGCCGAACCTAACGCCTAACGATATGCCAAGAGCGTCTTCGCTGTGGCAGTTATACCGTTCACGATGGATTGGGCGATATATGCAGGAGATTGGTGTTCGTGTAATGCCTGACCTTCAAGTTCGTGAAGAAGATGAATTCATTGAAATCTCTCGCAAGGCATTGCCTAAAAATTTGAAGTGGGCGGCAATTCAAACTCAAAACTTAATTGGTAGTTCAAGAACTGGTCAGGGTATAACGCAAGAAGAAGCGAATGTTCACAAAGAGTGGACACTGAAATCAGTTCGTGCGGCAAACCCTGAAAATCTTTTAGTTTATGCACACCCTAAATCGCATGACGAGATGAAAGAATTTTTTGGTGATGGTACTGAAAGAAACATTTTGTGTATGCCAACAAGACTCTTCTATCTGTCGCAAAAAGTTCGCAGTAACGCAAGTGAATCGGACAGACTCTAAGCATTACTGCATATCTTTAGATATACTGATATGAGCGTTCTGCTATACCATCTTTTCATCCCAACAACAGGAGAATTAAGATGAAATTCAATATGCTAAATATCGCTGGTCTTTCCAGTGAAGAAGCCGTAATTTTTGGTGCAGGCGGTTCAGGTGGAGCAACTGGTGGCAGTCGTAAGAAGAGTGCCAAGCAGAAGAAAGCAGCACAGAAGAAAAAGAAGGCTGGAAAGCGTGGAGCAGTTCGCCGTAAGGCAAAGGCAGCACCTAAGAAAGCAAAGAAAAAGGCTCGTCGCCGATAAATCTTTCTCTGTTAAAAGAGAAATTAGTAATAGCCTCAGTCGCAAGACTGGGGCTTTTGCTATTTATTAGGCTGTATGGTGTATAGTCTGCTATTCTTTCTGTTCGGAGGTTGACGGTGGCAAGCAATAATTTGTTTAGGGAATCAGGCTCTACTGGCTTACGCCGTTCAGGTAATTATGTTTTAGAAGAGTTTTTGCCCCAATTACAAGGGTATAGGGCAATTCAGACCTACCGTGAGATGCGTGATAATGACCCTGTAGTTGGCGCTATTTTGTTTGCCATTGACAAACTAGTTCGCCAAGTTAAATGGCGTGTTCAGCCTGCATCCTCTTCTTTGGAAGATGTCAAGGCTGCGAAGTTTGTTGAATCTTGCATGAGTGATATGTCAACTTCTTGGGAAGATTTGATTAGCGAAATCCTTTCCATGCTTACATATGGCTGGTCTTACCACGAGATTGTGTATAAGCGCCGTGGTGGGCAAGATGCACCCGATAGCACTTCACGCTCTAAGCATGATGATGGGTACATTGGTTGGAGAAAAATGCCAATTAGAGCGCAAGATACAAGGCAAGAATGGCGCTTTGATGAAAATGGTGGCATCACTTCAATGGTGCAGTCTTCTCCACCTGATTACACTTTGCGTGACATCCCTATTGAAAAGGCTCTTTTGTTCCGTACTACATCGGATAAAAACAACCCTGAAGGTCGCTCAATCTTGCGTAACGCTTACCGACCTTGGTACTACAAGAAGCGCATTGAAGAAATTGAAGCAATCGGTATTGAGCGTGACCTTGCTGGATTTCCAGTTATGTATGTTGACCCTGATATTATGCGAGCAGACTCTACTGCTGCTCAACAGGCGATCTTTGGCGACTACAAAGAAGCAATCATTAACATTCGCCGTGACCAACAAGAGGGGATGATTCTGCCGTCAATTTATGACGATAAAAACAACCTGATGTACAAGTTAGAACTTGTCTCTGCTGGTGGTTCACGGCAGTTTGATACCAACACGATTATTACAAGGTACGACCAAAGAATTGCTACTAGCGTTTTGGCTGACTTTATTCTCTTGGGTCAAGCGGCTAATGGTAGTTACGCTCTTTCTTCAGACAAAACCAACCTGTTTTCAATGTCTCTTAGGTGCTGGCTTGAAGTTATCCGTTCTACATTCAACGAACACGCCATTACTCGCTTGTTCAAGGTCAACGGTTTTGACATGACTAAGTTGCCAACTATGGAATACGGTGACATTGAGACTCCACCATTGGGCGATCTAGGTAACTACATTCAGGTTCTTGCTGGTGCTGGAGTGCCTTTGTTCCCTGACGATAATCTTGAAAACTATTTGCGTGGGTTGGCAAGTCTTCCTGAGAAGCGTGAAAGTGCCAAGGGTGATATGGCTACGGCTAAACCAACTGAGGCTACAGCACGACCTAAAAATGAAGCGGTGCAACAATCTCAACCAACTAAGCCACAAGAAACAGTAGGGAAAATTGCATCGCAGTTGAGCGAGGAATAGCCCATGCCTGTAAAGGGAATTCGTGGCAATAAACTTGCTCAAGAAATTTTGCGTTTATCAGACCAACTTGAAGGTCAGTTCAGGCGTGATTTTCTTGATGAAGTTTCTGCCTATGCAAACAACTCTGTTCTTAAAAAACTACTGAATGACATTGATTCGGGAAAGTTCACTTCAACAAGTTCAGTAAGTACGGCTCTTGAAAAAGTTGTGTTTGCTTCTGATCGTTTGGATGCAATAGCAAGAAAAGCAATGGGTAAATCTGCTCGCATTAGTGGAAAAGTAACGCTTGGTTTTGAACCAAGTTTTAATGTAATCAATCCCGAAGTTATTTCTGTTGCTCGCACCATGTCAATAAATCTTTCAACAGCATTGAACAAGTCAACCAAAGAAATCTTGCGTAAAATTATTCAAGATGCAGTTGAGGGAAATTTAACTGTAATTCAAGCGTCACGAAAAATTCGTAACCATGTGGGTTTGCTTCCTGCACACTCAGATGCAGTTGACAGGTATTACGAAACTCTTGTTCAAAGTGGTGCTAAAGTAAAGATAGCACAACAGCAGGCTGACGCTTATGCTCAACGATTGTTGAAGTATCGTAGCGAAACTATTGCTAGAACTGAAGTTGCTCGTGCAGTTGGCGAAGGTCAAACAGCAATGTGGAAGCAAATGATTCAAGACGGATACCTCCCTACTGATGCAAAGCGTGTTTGGATTACGCATATTGACGAGAGAACCTGCCCAATTTGTGAACCGATGAATGGTGTTGAGACAGATGTTTATGGTAGTTGGGATACCCCTAACGGTTTTGTGATGTATCCATCGGCAACTCATCCTAATTGCCGTTGTAGTTCGGGTATTGTTATGCCAAAGGCTTCTAGGAGCAAGATTGGCAAGACAAGTGAACTTGAACTCAGTCAATGGTTGCTGTCTAAATACAACACCAACCATGACGAACTCGGAAGATTTGCAAGTAGCCCTGAAGGTGTAAGAAGAGGAAATGTAACATCAAACCACAAAAAAATTGAAGTTATGAACGCTGCAAGAGCGCCACAAGATTGGAATAATACAAGGTTCAATGTTGTTCCTATAATTGCAGAGGACTTGCAAGGTTTTGAAGATGTATTAAACAATGAACCATCAGCAGAAAATAAAAAAGTTGCATCAAGAGGGCCTAAAGGAACAAAAGTTGGAACAGATGGTCTACCAATTATGCTCTCTGAAAAAATGGCTAATGAAAAATATGGTTCAACTATTGACGAAGTGATGCAACATATTGCAGATAATCATGGCATAGATATTGCTTATGATGACAGAGACCCACAATATGAAGCAACAGACAAGCGTGTTCTTCAAGGTTGCGCTCAATTTTTTGATGACGCTAGTGCGTCAGGAATTGACCTTGAAGGAGATATTAGCGAAGTAGTTTTTACAAATGGTGCAAGCAATAGGTACATTGGCGCTTATTGGACATATGACAAGCATATTGAGATTTACACTGACAAAGTTCACGAAATGAAAAACAGAATGGGTAGAGAGTATCTTGGTGGAAACCCACAACTAGTTGCCGATGCTTTTGGTCAAACTCTTGGTAAAAAATACAATGCAGATCAAATTGCAAATGGCGCTTTAGATTCGGCAAATGGTTATGCAATTATGTCACATGAGTCTGCACACGCAGTTGACTATAAGGAAACAAACCTTACTGCCAAAGCAACAACAAAATTGAGGGCATTGCTAAAGCAAAATTTTGAATCAAAACTAAAAGAAAGTCCAGCAACATTTACTCCTGAAGAAGTCACTAGGTATAAAAAAGACCCACTTGAAGCATTGAATCGGTTTGGAGCAGACGGCTATAACATTAGATACGAAGACGGAACTGTTTGGGTAAAACAAAGCGCTTACTCAGAAGGAAAACAGACTCGTGAGATGAGCGCAACAAGTTCACAGTATGCAAGGTTTAGAAAAAATCCAACAACTGCTGTTAGTGAGTATTCAAGAACTAATAGCCGTGAACTTTTTGCAGAAAACTTTTCTGCATGGTTTCTTTTATCAAAAGCAAAATCAAAATCGGCATCGGAATACTATAAGAGAAATGTCAGTGGTATCGCTTATACAGTTGCCGTATCTGATGGGATTATGAAACAAGAGCAATATGCCGTTTATGATTCAACAGACATATTCTCTATCAATCACCCTGTCGGTATATTTATTTTGAGTCAAACAGATTCAAGCCAAGAAGATGTTGAAAAAGCAAACCCTAACCATGATGAAATAGGTAGGTTCGCTACTGGCTCAGGAACTAGAAGTTCAAGTCTCCCCAAAAAACCAAAAGTTAAACGCAAAGCAAAAGTTCCGTCAAGCACTGAGTATAACAATATGTCTGATAGCGATTACTTCAAACTCGCTGAAGCGCAATCAAAAATTGATATGACAGTGGAAGAGCGAACTACTGTAAGAAGTTACGCTGGCATGGATTATGAAAATATAAATCAGTATCTGCGTGGAACTTTTGTTGGTTTTACAACATCTCCTAAAGCGGCTGAACTGTTCAGGGAAAGAACAGAATCTGATGCAAAAGAAATGACAGATTTGTATGACAAAATATCTGTTCCTCTTGAAGAAAACACAACTGTTTTTAGGGGAATAAGTGTTCCTAAAAGTAAAAAGTTTAAGGTTGGTTCTAAATTTACAGACAAAGGTTTTTCTTCAACATCAACATCTCCTATTGAAGCGTCTTCTTTTGCTACTGGTCGTACTGATAACGGAGATGACGGTGTAGTTAGAAGTTCAGTTCTTTTAGAAATAAGAATTCCAAAAGGTCGTAAAGTTTTGCCAATGGGTAAAAGACTCTCCTCTTACCACGATGAAAACGAAATACTTTTGAAGAACAGCACAAAGTTCATGGTTGTTGAAATCAAGAAAACCCCAAATGATAAAATTAAAGAGCGAGTTGTCGTAGAAGTTGTAGGAGATTAAACATGAATAAATTTGTAGGAAACTGGGAAGACCTTGAATGGGATGAAGAGCCTGAAGATGAAGAAGTTATTGATGAAGAAAAAAGTAATCAATAATATCGTTACTCCCTAACGACACTTAAAATTGAATTTGCCCCAACAAGGTGGCAGACTGTTCAGATGAAAAACACTCTTGTTCATATAACTTGGCACGATGCCCATGCAGTTTCAGGCTCGGCGTGGATGGAAATATCAGACATTGAACAAGATGACCCATGCGTAGTTGAATCAGTTGGCTTTTTACTCGCAGAAACTAAAAAGGGGCATTTGGTTATCGCTCAATCGTATAATTCTGAAGGTTGTTACGATCACATCATTGCCATTCCAGTTGCAATGGTGGTCAACACTCGTATTTTGTCATAACGCTTTCTTATTGAAAGTTCTTGTTCTATACTCTGTCAGTATGCCTGCCATTGCAAACGGAACTATCGTCAAACTTGACGAAGAAAAGCGCTTGGTCTTTGGTTGGGCATCAATTATTAAAGATGTCTATGGCAAAGTTTTGCTTGATCGCCAAGAGGACTTCATTGATTCGGAAGACGAACTAGAAAAGTCTGCATACGATTATGTATTGAAGTCACGAGATGGTGGCGAGATGCATATTCGCAAGGGTGTTTCTACCATGATTGAGTCCGTAGTGCTGTCAGAAGAGAAGCAGAAGGCACTGGGGATACCTGCTGGAGTTGTTCCTATCGGTTGGTGGGTTGGGTTCAAGGTCACTGACAGCCGTGTTTGGGGAGAAGTCAAAAAGGGTGGATATATAGGCTTTTCTGTGCATGGTACTGGCAAGCGAAATCCTACAGAGATAGCCCTTGCCGACATTACTGAACTTGAAAAAGGTTGCGATTGCGAAGGTGCAGAACTCAGCGATTCGGTGTCCACAACGCCTCAGTTTGACAGCAAGTATTGGGAAATAATGCGTAAGTCTGTTGAATTCAACACGAAGAGCGCAATTGAAAAGTCAAAAAAGAAGAAGCCAAAGAACAAAGTTGCAACTGTCATGCGTGAGTTCAATGCTGGCAAGTTGAAGTCATTCCAAGGTGGCAAAGTTAAGTCTCGCAAGCAGGCTCTTGCCATTGCACTGTCTGAACAACGCAGGCAGAAGATGAAAAAGGATGACTCAAAGGTAGCCGATATCTTGAAGGTGCTTTTGGCAGACTCCGTATCTGTGTATCACGAAGCACATGGATTCCATTGGAATGTTAAAGGGCAAGACTTTTCGCAATACCACTCACTTTTTGAACAAATTTATACCGATATCTATGGTTCAATTGATGCAATTGCAGAGAACATTTTGAAGATGGGCAACGATGCACCATTCCAGTTGTCTCAATTTGTGACGATGCGATCAATTCCTGAAACAAATCCTGCTGACAACCCAATGGCAATGGCAAAAGAGTTGCTTGATGCTTTAGGAAGTTTGATTGAAACGCTGAATGACGCTTTCACCATTGCCACAGAAGAAAACCAACAGGGTGTTGCAAACTTTATTGCAGAAAGAATTGACTCTACTCAAAAGTGGATGTGGCAGTTGCGTGTTTCACTAGTAGTTCAAAAAGGCGATACTCCTGGCCATGATTTCCGTGGAATCAGTGGACTAGGGGCAGAGGTGCTGGTGCTAACGCTAGTAAAAAAAAAGCCTAATCAGGTCTCCAAAAAATAAAGATATAAAAGCAAAGTCAGTTGAAGAAGGCGTAAGGCGAATTCTTGCTGGAGAGAATGTTGAAATGCCTGATATTGAAGGCGCACATACTCTTATTAAAAAACTTGCTGACATGGCACAAGACGCAAAAAAGCGTGGAGATAAACCAATTAAGTATGATTTGTGCAAAGTCGCTGTTGCTGGCACTAATGGTTTTTGTGGTGGTAACAAAGGTATTCCTCGTGATGCCATGCCACAGGCTAAAGGTGAAGTTGTTAAAGGTTCTCAGGCAGAAAAATTGCTTGCCAAACAAAACAAAGACCGTGTTGAGCGAGGTAAAAAACCTACTACTGAAGTTGACGGAACTAAAGAATTTCTTGCTTACATGGAAAAGGCTGGAATTAAGCAGAGTAAGCCAACAAAAATGCGTTCAGATAAACTAAAGGCTACTCAAAGAGATATGAATGGCGAAAAAGTTGGTGGCATGATGACATCAAAAGATTTTGATTCTTCTAAAGAGCCAATCTTTGTTTCTAAAGACGGATATGTTGTTGACGGACACCATCGTTGGGCTGCAACTCTTGGAAAAGATATGGCTGACGGAAAATTAGGTAACAATCACAAAATGAGCGTTATTGTTCTTGATGCTCCAATCAGTAGAATTCTTAAAGAAGCAAATGCTTGGACTGACTCTTTTGGTATCAAGCGTAAAACGGTAGGAAAATAATCATGTCTAAGTCAAGTGGTGGTCTTTCTCAGTGGTTCAAAGAAGAATGGGTTGACTTGTCACGCCCTAAAAAAGATGGTGGGTATGAACCTTGTGGCAGAAAAGATGCAACTAAAGGAGACTACCCGAAGTGTGTTCCTGCATCTAAAGCATCAAGAATGAGTCTCCAAGATATTTCATCTGCAATTAGGCGAAAGCGCAAAGCAGAGTCAACTACAACTAGGCAGGATAAGAAACCAAACATGGTTAGCACAATCAAAAAAGAGTCAAAGAATGTTCCTTCTAACCCAAAACTTTATGCTCGTGTAAAAGCGGCAGCCAAAGCAAAGTTTGATGTGTACCCCTCTGCATATGCTAATGGTTGGCTAGTTCAGGAATACAAACGCCGTGGTGGTAAATACAAGTCGGTGAGTCGTGGCTGATAAGAAACCACTTAAAGACCCTAAAGGTGGACTCACTGCTGCTGGTCGTGCGAAGTACAAGCGTGAGACTGGTTCTAATCTAAAGGCTGGTGTCAAAGGTGCAGCCGACACTCCACAAAAGATGCGCCGTAAAGGTTCGTTTCTGACTAGGTTCTTCACTAACCCTTCAGGCCCAATGGTTAAGCCAAACGGAGAACCAAGTCGTTTAGCGCTATCGGCACACGCTTGGGGCGAGCCAGTTCCTAAGAATCGTAGTGACGCTGCGAAGTTGGCTGCAAAGGGCAGGCGATTGCTTGACCGTTACGAGAAAATCAAAAAATACAACACCAACCATGACAACTTGGGGCGCTTCTCTAGTTCAGGTGGTTCTATTGTAAATACGATTGATGCGAACTCAAGAATTGTTACTGGTAAAGACGGAATCCCGATGAAGATGGGTACTCCTAGCGCAGAACTAGCACAGTTTCATGGTATTCACAAAAACTGGCAAACTGTCCGTGCAATTGCTCCTTCTAGGCGTGAAAAAATTGCCAAGATTTACGAAAGCACTCCTAGCGCAATTACACCCGAAGCAAAAGGTTCTTGGGATTACACTGCTAGGGAGATTGATAAGCAATACGAAACTTTGACCAAAAAACTTGGCGTTAAAGTGGAGTTTGTTAACGAAGACCCATATTCAGATTTTTTTGCTATGGCAAAAGATTTTAGAGAAAACAAGCGCCTAAAAGTTTTGAAGACCGAAGCAACTGGTGGGCATCCGTATTGGAGTAATTCAACTAACGATAAGTTTCGTGCTGTGCATGATGCTTGGGGTCATCTTGCAACAGGTCGTGGATTTGATCGTCATGGTGAAGAGGCTGCATATCAAGCCCATAAGTCAATGTTTAAGCCTGAAGCGTATCCATGCTTGGCAACAGAACTAAGAGCGCAGAACGCTTATCTAATTCAGCGTGGAAAATTTGGAGATCAGAAGGTTCTGATATTGCCTGAATCTTTACAAAAGGCTATTGTTGTAGGCATGATTGCAAAAGCGAGTTCAATTAACGCAGCACAGCATCAGTCTGATTTAGACAACCTCACACATATTGGTGGAACACACCATGCTTCTAACGGAAGAAATTTTACAAAGAAAGTTTCTAAAGAAGAGCCAACTTCAAGCGCTGTTCATCAAGACACAATTATGAACAACCAAAAAAGAAGTCGCAAGCGTAAGAAAAAATCAGTGATGCTTTCTAATGTTGTAGTTAAAACTAAAAAGTTAAAAAACCAAGTTAAGTAAGTCGTGGCTACTCATATAGCCGATATACCTAAGCCGTTTTATTGTTATGTGCAGAACGAGTTTCTATATGATTTCCAAAAAGGTTTCGGGGAATACACTGCTTGCCTTGCCTATGGTCTATCTGCTCTTCCTAGTCGGGCTTGGGGAATATCAATACTGTTGGAGAATGGTGCGTTAGTACAACACATTCCACTTCATGCACTGACTTTCAATACACCTGCCATACACACTCACCCACTTGACCACCTGCAAATTTGGTCGTGCTATGGTCAAAATTTTGCTACCCACGAATATGGCGCTCTTTCTGAACTGGCTGCAAAAGTTTATTTGAAAGAAGGATTGTGGGAGTCGGGTCGTTATCTTTTTACGGCTGCACCTTATGGCGATATGTATTCTTCCACTCCCGATCAGCATAAACATTTTAATTTTATTCGGCTAGATTGTGGAAGAGTTGGTGCTTGGCCAGGAAATCGCACACTCATGTTTGATGAATCGTTTGTGAAACTTACCGAAGAACGCCCAAAATACCTTACAAATACGAGGTTTTGGTATCCCGAAGGGCTTGATGTTTCCAATCCTTTTGATGCAACCATCACGGCTGAGAATTCTCTTTAGTTTCTAAAAGATTTATGAGATAAGTGTTGCATTACCCCCATTACTGACTGTAAGTTGTTTCTCGTATGAAAAAGAAGGGCAACCGACTCACTGATATGGAATTTGATGAAGTGTCACTAGTGACACGACCAGCGAATCAGATGAGCAAGGTAGTTCTTTTCAAAAGCGATGAAGCCATTTCGGAGGAAGAACAAGTGAATCCTGAAGACCAAGTTGAAGAAGTAGAAGCCGTTGTAGCCGAAGAGGTAGCAGCCGAAGAAGTAGTTGAAAAGGCAAAGAAGAAAATGCCTGCTATGGATGCTGAAGAAATGGGCGAAGAGCAGGGTGCTGATGAATCTGATGCCGATTATGCAAAGCGCATGAAAGCAATGAACGCAAAAATGGCTAAGAGCAATGACGAAGACTCTGTTGAAATTCCTTCTGAAGTCTATGACTACATTGAAGCACTTGAATCGGCTAACGCCGAACTTGTTGAGCAAGTTTCCAAGATGACTAGCGAAATGAATGAATCTGCTGAAGCAATCCAAGCAGAAATCTTCAAGTCGGCTGACCCACGCATGGTTGAACTCGTTAAGGGTTTGGAAGACCGTGTTGCATCGGCTGAAGCAATTGCTAAAGCAGAGCGTGACCATCGCCTAGAGCAAGAATTTGTTGCTAAGGCTTCAACTCTTACCAATCTTTCAGTTAAGGCTGAAGAATTCGGTGTAATTTTGAAGGGTGTTGCTGATCGTCTTACTGACGAACAGTACGATGCCATTTGGCAAGTAATCTCTTCTGCTAACGCAAACCTATCTAAATCAGGTTTGTTTGCTGAGTTCGGTAAGTCATCCACAACCGACAACGATGGGCCAATGTCCATTATTGAGAAGGCTGCTGCGACATTACGCCAAAGCAACCCGACGATGACTCGTGAGCAGTCAATTGCTAAGGCAGTTTCTGCTGACACAAACTTGTACAACCAATATCTCCGTGACGGAAAGTAGAAAAAATTATGGCATACAAAGGTTCACAACCGTTTAAGATTACTCTTAACGCAGGCGCTGACCTGTCGGCAAAGCAGTATTACTTTGTTAAGTTGAACTCGTCAGGCAACGCTGTTGTCTGTGCGGCAGTAACTGACAAACCAGTTGGAGTTCTTCAGAACAACCCAACATCAGGTCAAGCAGCAGAGATTGTTGTTGTTGGTTTGACAAAGGTTTCAACTGATGCAGCACTTGCAATTGCCGATCTAGTCGGTACGAGCGGTGACGGTCAAGCAGCAGCGTATGTTGCTGGCACTGACACAACAAAATATGTTGTTGGTCAAGCAGTAGTCACTTCAGGTGGCGCAGACGAACTCACCACTATCATGGTCAACTGTGCTTCATTGCACCGTGGCGCTTAATTTTCAAGAAAGAAAACGGAGAAAATAAATCATGGCACAGCCAACAACTAATGATGTTCATGTTGATGCAATCCTCACGAACATTTCAGTAGCATATATCCAAGATCAAAAGGCATATATTGCAAACCAAGTATTCCCTACAATTCCTGTAGAGAAGCAATCAGACAAGTATTTCTTGTACTCAAAGAACGATTGGTTTCGTGACGAAGCACAAAAGCGCGCTCCTGCATCTGAATCAGTTGGTTCGGGCTACTCGCTTTCAACTTCAACCTATAGTGCTGATGTTTATGCGTTCCACAAAGATGTTGACGATCAGGTTCGTGCTAACGCCGACTCGCCGTTGAATGTTGACCGTGACGCTACCGAGTTTGTTACTCAGCGTATGTTGATGCGTCAGGAAGTTCAATGGACTGCTGACTTTTTCACGACCTCAATTTGGGCAACTGACAAAACTGTTGACAACTTGTGGAGTGACTACACAGCATCTGACCCAATTGGCGATGTTGAAACTGGTAAAGCAGCGATCTTGAACAGCACTGGTTATCTCCCAAACACAATGGTGTTGGGTTACGATGTGTTCCGTCAACTCCGTCACCACCCTGACATCGTTGACCGTGTTAAGTACACAAGCGCAGAGAATGTCACTGAAGACATCCTTGCTCGTTTCTTCGGTGTTGACCGTATCTTGGTTGCTCGTGCAATTAGGAACACTGGTCGTGAAGGTGCAACTGCATCTTTCTCAAACATTGCTGGAAAGAACTGTGGCTTGTTCTACACTGCACCAACTCCTGGCCTGTTGACACCTTCTGCTGGATACCAATTCGCTTGGCGTGGTGTATCTGACGGCATGGGTGCAAATGTTGGCATCACTCGCTTCCGTATGCCTGAACTCCGTGCAGATCGCATTGAGGCTCAAATGGCGTGGGATAACAAGGTAATTGCAACCGATCTCGGTTACTTCTTCCCTTCTTGTGTAGCCTAATTTTAAGTTCCCGAAAGGAGCATTAAATGAATCTTTTTTCTAAAGGTAAAGGCTTGATGGGGTCATTGCGAGTCAATGGCGTTATCGCAGGCATTACTCACACAGAGAAGACCACTGTTACAACGCTTACAGATGCAGCAGAAACCATGACAGCCGCTCAGGTTGTCACCAATGGTGGCTTGTTTGTTTGTACTCCAACGGCAACAAGGGCTAAGACAATTCCAACTGGAACTCTTACTTGTGCGGCTTTGAAGGGTTACGCAGTAAGTGACACTTTTGATGTCACCTTCACCAACCTTGCTTCGGCAACTCATGCTTTGACGATTACTGCTGGTACTGATGCAACGATTGTTGGTTCTGCAACGGTTGCAGCAGCATCATCGGCAACATTCAAGGTTCGTGTCTCAGCAGCCAATACAGTGGTGTGGTACAGAGTCTAATAAATAAACTAGTAGAAAGTGTCCATTGTGACCGTCAAAGACCCTCTAATAGATTCAGTTGCATCAAAAAGTAAATGGGTGATCGTTCTTCGCTCGTTTGAAGGTAGTGGTGTTACTTTCATGCGTGGTGAAGTTGTTGACTCAACTGGTTGGAAACATACAAGTGCGCTTGTAAGTCGCCGTTATGTTGCACCTCTTCCTTTTGGTTCGGAAGTTCCCGAAGAAGAGTTGCAAGAAGATGGAACGATGCGCCGTGTTGTTAAGACTCCTGTAATTGAAAAGAAAGAAACGAAAAAAACGAAAGTGTCTAACAAGTCGGCATAACGACTTTCCAAAAACACTTCAACCATTCTATGATAGTTGTAGGAGTGTTTTATGGCTTGGACATATTCAGGAGATCCGTCGGCATCTAGTTTGGATGCTGTTCGCTTTACAATTGGTGACACTGACACCACAGATCAACTCGTTAATGACGCAGAAATAACCTACTTCATTAACCTGCACGGAAACATTAACCGTGCCTCTTCTGAAACTTGCCGTGCCATTGCTGGTAAGTTTGCTCGCTTAATGTCTCGTTCAATTGGTGGTTTGCAGGCTGATTTTAGTGCCAAACACACTCAGTACTTAGCACTGGCAGACAGTTTGGTTGAAAAAGACGAAATGACTCCAGTAAGCCCATTTGTGTCGGGTTGGAGTCGTAGTGGTAAAGAAGGAATTGAAAACAATTCTGACCGTGAGCCTACATTTGGTCGTAAAGGACAGCACGATAATCCTAGGTCTTATCCTGTGGATGAATCACCACTTGGCTATCGGAGAGCGTAGTGGCAATTGATAAGCAACTGTCGGCGTTTATGCCTCATACGGTGACGATTGCACCATACACGGCTAAGAACAACTACGGAGAAGACACCTATACAGGCACTAGAACTGCATATGCGTATGTTGAGGCTAATCAGAATGTGAATATGGGTAATCAATCCAGTGAGGAAACTAGACCTAAGCAAGCGTATATATCGGACACTGCTATCACTCTTCGTGACAAGATAACGCTTCCTGACGGCTCTACACCTAAGATCAGTAGCATTGCTATTTATACTGAGGTTTTGGGGCTAGAACATACGGTTGTGACATTTATATGACGAGCATCAAGGTAAAGGTAATCAAAAACAATTTTGCCAAGATTGCCAATGCCACTGTTACCGATGTTGCTCAGGCTTTGTTTGTTGAAGCAGAGCGAATTATGACGGATGCAAAACAAAACTATGTTCCTGTTGACACTGGCGCTCTTATGGGTAGTGGAACTGTTTTGAAGCCTGAAATTACTGGCAGAAGAATCAGCGTGACTCTAGGTTTTGGTGGTGCAGCAGCACCTTATGCAGCAGTAGTACATGAGTATCCAAAAAAATACGGTCAGCACAAGAACAAGTATCTAAGTCAACCTCTAAATAAAGCAAATAAAGATATGGCTATTCGTTTGTCACAGGCTGTAAAGAACTCAATTAAAAACCGTGGCGCTTAACCATGTCTATTCTTGAAGACCTCGGTGGATATTTAGATACCCAACTTTCTACGGTTACTCTTGGCACTAATCTTTTCTATTCACTGATTCCCGAAACCGTTTCTAACTGTATTGCTTTATTTGAGAATTCAGGTACAGCACCAACTTTTACAATGGGTACAAACGGTCTCCCCCAATTAGAACGACCACAGTTACAGTTTTTGGTGAGAGATGCTTCATATTCAACTGGTCGTGACCTTTCCGACAGTATTTATAGAGTTCTAACTGCTATCACCAACCAAACTATCAATAGCCATGTGTATTTAAGAGTTGAAGCGGTTGCCACGCCTGCCCTGCTGGAAAGAGATGCAAACCGTAGGTCTGTTTTTACCTGTAATTTTGATGTAATCAGAATCACGCCATGACCGATATAAAACCCGATGTCTATGGGGAGGAATCTAGGACTGACGAAAAGCCTAGATGCCACCGATGCGAGAAGTTATTGGCTGAAAAACTAACTAGACCGTGGCTTATTGTTTGTCAGAGATGTAAGGCAAAAAACAACAAAGATTGACTTGCTATTTACAGGACATCACCTGTATGTTTGGCTCACAACTTAATTTCGTGTCCTTAGTGATCTCGGCTTGACTGCCAATCGTGCGCTTGTCGCCCCAGTCCTTCCGATACTGCTATGGCGATTTCGGAGAACTAAATGGCAACTTACATGGCGAACACAGGACTGGATTACGGCACTCCTTCTAAGCGTGTTGAAGCAGGCGAGTTTGTTTCAGACCTTCCAAGCAAATCAATCTCGTGGCTTTTGGCACAGAATCTAATTGAACTTGTTGAAGACTCAGCACCTGCTAAAAACAATAGCAAAACTGAAAAAGTAGTGGAAGAAGAGGCTATCTAATATGGCATTTTTACATGGTAAGTCTGCACAAGTTCTCCACAACGAATTTGATCTTTCTTCATATTTCAAAGAAATTTCCGTTTCTCGCATGGCTGAAACGGCAGAAACAACGGCATTTGGAAATTCTGCCAAAACATACATCACTGGTCTTACTGACGGTACTCTTTCATTAACAGGAATGTTTGAAGGCTCTTCCAATGGTGTTGACAAAGAGATGACCGATGTTATTGGAGATAACACTGGTGGCATTATTTCAATATCTGTATCAGGCGCAACCACTATTGGAACTCGCATGATGTCGGCTACTGGCAAACTTACTGCATATGAAGTTTCTGCTCCTGTTGCCGATGTTGTTTCTATAACAGCACAATTTCAGGCAGACAGTGGAATTGGTAATGCAATATCATTACACGCCTTGGGTGCAGATACAGCAACTGCAAACAATACCTCTGTTGACAACACTACATCTTCTACCAATGGTGGATATGCAACTCTTCATGTCACAGCCAACACAATGAATGGCACTGACATTTTCAAAGTTCAACATTCGTCAGACAACTCAACTTGGGCTGACCTTTCAACTTTTTCTACTGTAGCCTCAACAACAGTTACAGCAGAAAGAAAGACTGTAGCCAGTGGCACAACAGTCAATAGGTATCTCCGTTCCACGCTTACAGCAGCAGGCACGGGGAGTATTACATATCACATCAACTTCGCAAGAGCATAGGAAAATAAATCATGGCATTTGTACACGGTAAATCAGCACAATTCACACTCACAGATAGCGGAGCAGTAGCCCGTGATCTTTCTGCATACATTTCAGAGATCAGTTTCCCCCGATCAATTGAAACAGCAGAAACAACGGCATTTGGTTCAAACGCCAAGTCCTACATTGTAGGCCTCAGCGATGCAACCATCAGCCTCACAGGAAAGTTTGATGCAACAGCAGACGGATACCTTGCTGGTGTTTTGGGTCAATCAACTCTTCTTGCTTTCGTGTACGGGCCAGCAGGCTCAACTGCTGGAAACATCAAATATACTGGCTCTGCAATCATGACTTCGTATGAAGTTAGTGCTACAGTTGGAGATGCAGTATCAGCATCTGTCCAACTTCAAGTATCAGGCGCTATTACTCGCACAACATACTAATAACCAACAACTACAAACAGGAGAACCATAGTGTCCTTGCGTGACCGAATTCTACAAGCAAACGATATTCAGAGCAACATCATCACTGTTACGCAGTGGGGAGTTGATTTAGATATCCGAACGATGACTGCAATTGAAAGAACCCGTTTAGTTTCACTCTGTACAAAAACAGACGGAACAGTGGATATGGAAAAAATGTATCCAATGTTGCTCATTGCGGCAGCGTATGACCCAATCACAGGTGAAAAGGTTTTTACAGCAGATGACATGGTTGCTCTTCAAGATAAATCAGCATCAGCAATTGAATTTGTCGCTCAAAAGGTAATGGAAGTTGCTGGTATGACGGCTAAGGCGGTTGACGAAGAGGGAAAAGACAACTAGAAGACCCTGAGTACCGTTACTATTTTGTTCTTGCCGAAAGGCTAGGCAGAACAGTAGAGGAACTACTTTTTGGGTCTTCTACGACTTTACCTCTTCGTGCTGATGAACTTGTCGGGTGGGCAGCACACGACAAATTAACAGCATGGGAAAGAGAACAAGCGTCTAGACGGAGAAGGTAGTGGCAGTAGAAGTCGGCAAAATTTTAGCAACTGTTGAGGCAGATGTATCTGACTTCGTTGCCAAGATGCAAGGGGTTCAAAAGACTCTTCAAACTACTGCTGGTCATGTTGGTACTGCTCACAATACCTTCAATAAATTAAAAGGTGGAATTACTGCTGCTGGCGTTGCTGTTGGTGCAGCAGAGGTTGGGCTTATTAGTTTTGCCCGTCACGCTTTTTCTACTGCGGCTCGTGTTTCCGAACTTAATGTTGCCATTGGCGCTATTGGAAAAGCCACTGGTATCGGAGCAGATAAAATTCAGGCTGCTACCAAAGCCATTCGTGACAATGGTATTGAGATGCACTCTGCACAAGAAATGGCAATTCTCTTTGCACAGGGCAATCTTAATATGGCTGATGCTTCTAGGGTTGCTCGTGTAGCGCAAGACTTGGCTGTTATTAGCCAGTCAAACTCTACTGATACAGCAATGACATTGACATACGCCATTCAAACTGGTAACTCAATGTTGCTGAAGTCTGCTGGTATCACAAAATATGCTTCTGAAGGATATGCCGAATACGCAAAGCAATTAGGCAAATCAACTAATGCTCTTACTGCACAAGAAAGACAGCAAGCGACTATCAATATGGTTCTCAAAGAGGGAACTAAAGTTGCTGGAATTTATGACGCTGCGATGCAAGAGCCTGGAAAAGTCTTGCGTTCGTTCCCTCGTCTTGTAGATGATATCCAAGAATCATTTGGAACAATTCTTTTGCATGGATTTGGCCCCTCAATTAAGGCTGCATACGATTTAACTAACGCTTTTGACCATGCTGTTCGTGAGGGTGGTGCGCTTTACCCAGTAATTAACTCACTTGATACGGTTATCTCTGAATTAACAAAGCCAATGGTCGGAGTAGTAAAGCATTTTTCTAATGCAATAAAGTTAATGGATTCTCACTCAATCAGCACAAAGAAATTAACTGAAAATACAAAGAAATTTTTACCAGTAATTACAGCAGCCTCTACTGCATTAGCAATGCTTTCAGGTAGCCGTGTTCTAGGAAATCTCCCAATTATTGGGCCAAAGATCGCATCAGTATTTGGGCCAGGCTCTGCGCTTCTCGTGGGCATGGGAATTTTGATTGCAACATCACCAAAACTCCGCAGTGCTTTTACACAGATGCTTGCTCCACTTCAAGATTTAATTCCAGCAATTATGAAAATTGGAATGGCTATGGCAGAGACAGGAACTGTTCTTGTTGAAGCCGCAACTAATATCGTCACTGCTCTTGCAGGGCCACTTACTGGAATTATTGAAGGTTTAGCGGTTGCTTTTGTTGAGTTAACCAAGCCAGTATTGGCACTTACAGTTGGTCTTGCTTCATTTGCTGAATGGGCTACGAGTAACGCAACTGTAGTTCAAGCGCTTTCAGCAGCAGTTCTAACATTTGCAGTAGTGAGCCTAGTAAGTGCTGAAGGTGCTATCGGAAAACTTATTGCTTCATTCGTTGTTTGGGGCAAAGAGTTGATGATTAAGATTCAACTAATTCGTGAAGAAGGCGCTGCAATGGCGCAAAACATCGGCATAACAAGAGGTTATGGTCTTGCAACCGTTCAGGCTTTTACTAGCGGAACTGTAGCAGTAGAGGGTTTTGGCGTAGCGCTACTTTCTTCACTAGGGCCTTTCATACTCATCGGTGTTGCAATAATGGGTGCAATGAAAATTTTTAGTGCATGGTCTGACAGAAATAAAGATGTAAAAGCAAGAACAGAAGAGTTAACAACTGCAATTAAAGAACAAGTAAAAGTTGCTGCTGATGAGGCAGTCGCCCTAAACAACATTATTAGTGCTGGTGGCGACCTTTCAAAAACATTGATTTCAACTGGAGAAGAAGGAAACAAACTTTCTCTTGCGCTAAATGCTGTTGGTTTAACTGGAGATAAAGCGTCTAAAACAATGTCTGATTTCCAAAAGAGCAGTTATGATGCTTCACTTGCTCTTTCGCAACAGGCAGGTTTTGGTGACGCTAACTCTAAAGCAATTGCACAAATGGTTTCTACACTTGATAAGGGCAGTGATGCTCAACACAGGCAAACACTTTTAGCAGCAGGATTTACTGAAGCGATGATTCGCCAGTTCTTTGCTCTTGAACAACTTGATGATTCAGCACAAAATACTGATTTTTCAAAGTTAATTCAGGCTCAAACTGATGCCGTTGTTCTTAATACAAAATGGGGCGCTGGAGTAAAGAAAACTACCGATGCAATTTGGGATGCCGACGGAGCAAACAAAGAATATGGTAGCAATGCAGAAAAAGCAACGGCATACCAAAAATTATTTAATGAACAAATTGATCTTTATGCCAAAGCGCAACATGATTCCTCTGTAATTACCAACGCTGCTGGAAAAGAAATTTACAATTCAGCAAATGCAATTCAGAAAGCAATTGCCGACTCAAATGACGGCAAGTTGACTGCCGACCAATATGGTGAAGCATGGATGGGGGCTGCTTGGAAGACTCTTAAGGCTGAAGAAGCGCTCGTTTCAATGCGTAAATCTCTATACTCTGTTCTTGACGGGCTTAAAGGCGTAAAGGGGAACACAGATAGGCTCAAAGATTCAGGCATTGCTTTCACCAAAATGCTTGCAGATAACGCTTCTTCAATGACTGATAATGGAGCAAAATTAGCCGATGTTGCAGCGATGCAAAAACAAATGGTTGCTCAATACTACGCATCTGCTGAAGCAGCAGGTGTACACAAAGACACAGTTGATGCAATGCTCAAATCACTTGGCATTTTGGACTCTATTGACTCTATTCAAGTAACAATTGACTTGAATATACAAAAAGCAAAAGATGAACTCAATGCGTTCTTAAAAACAATTATGGGTACTGCTGATGCACTTGAACACAACTCTGCTGTAACTGAAAAATATAGAAAATTATTGGACACACTAAATTCTGCAACAGATCAAGGAACTAAATCAGCAGAATGGCTTAACAAAAACTACACTGCTCTAAATGATACTGCAAAAACTGGAAGCAAGACGATTAAAACATATGCAGAGGCAGTGAAGGCTGTAGAAGACAAGATTAAGAACCAAAAAATAGCAGTAGATGACGCTAAGAGAGCGTTACTTGAATACGCTAAACAGGCTACTTCATCTTTGCGTCAGGCAGTAAGCCTCACAAGCACAATGGATGCCTACAATACAGCACTTAAACAAGTAACAGATCAGCAAGATAAATTGGCAGAGGTTCAAAAGCAAAAGGCTGCTGATGCTATGCAAGCACAAAAAGATGCTACTCGTGCTGCTGCCGAAGCAAATAACGCTTATGCAGAATCTCTTGGCAGTGCTGTTTTAGGGATATTGTCATTTTCTGATGCAATGAACGAACAGAAAAATGCTTTTGATGAACTTGCATCAGCACAACAGGCTCAAGATGATGCTACTGTTAAATACAACGATTCTTTGCAAAAAACTGCGGATGCACTTGCTCTTGTTGACGACATTCAGACTCAGATTAACAACACGCAAGGTCGCAGAGCAAAGAATGAACTTGGGAAGTTGCTTGTTAAGGCTCAGGATGATGCTACAAAAGCAACAGAAGATTTTGCAAAAGCGCAACAAGATTTACAGGTTGCTGTTGACGGAACGAGCAATGCCACTGCAAAACAAGTTACATGGCTTCAATCTCTTGAAAAACAGGCTGAAAAGGCTAAGACATTCTCTGATGTCATGGCTAATTTATCTAAGGCTGGTCTTAGTCGTTCTGCTCTATCACAAATTGCTAGTGCTGGCGCTGACGCTGGTACAAAAATGGCTGAAGAGTTGCTTGCTGGTGGCGCTGATTCAATTAAGAAAGCAAATGATCTTGTTAGCGCCATTCAAGATGCCTCTTCTTCAATAACCAATGCGTTTGCTGTTGCTATTGAGGCAGATAAGCCAATTTATGAAGATGTTGCAGTTGGCACAGCAACTAGTTTCTTTGATGCACTGCAAAGTCAAAACAAAAAGGCAACAGATTTTACAGCACAAGTAAAGAGACTTATTAAATTAGGTCTTCATGGTCAAGCATTAGAAGAGGTTTTGAACGCTGGATATGATGCTGGTAGTAAAATTGCCGATGAACTTGAAAAAGGTGGCGCTACAAAAATTAAAGAGGCGATGGACATTCAGGATGCTATGCAAACTCAGGCTAATGATCTAGCCATACTTGCAGCGCCATATTTTGACCAAACAGGTATTATTCTCGCACAAACTTTGCTTGATGCTTTTAAGAAAAAACTTCAAGAACTTAAATCTCTAACTAAGGCTGCACAAGCAGGAGACTTTACAGATTTCCTTGACACGGTAGATCAAATGGGCAAGCCTCCTGTTCCTAATTTAACTCCTACATCAATGGGTGATGCTGGAACATATTTATCTAGTATGCCTCAACTTGAAGGCAGTGTATTAACTGCCGACCAAATACAAGGTATGCAGGATTTTTGGTCAGGGCTTGATATGAGCAGCATCGGTGGTTTTGTGGGTGTTCATGCAAAGGGTGGAATTGTTACCTCTGCACAATTAGGAATTATTGGTGAAGCAGGCCCTGAAGCAATCATTCCTCTAAGCAAAATGGGTGATATGATGGGCGGCGCTCCTAGCACCTACAACATCAGCGTAAATGCTGGTATGGGCGCTAATGGCACTCAAATCGGGGCGCAAATTGTTGAAGCAATCAAGAAATACGAAAAATCTAATGGTAAGCGCTGGAGAGCATAAGCCAAAAGGTGTAGAAAATCAGCACAACTATGCTACTATTCAGAGGTAGCAGTCTTTAATTCCGAGAGGTTTATATGTCAATTTCAAACTACGCAGAACTCAAGATGCTTGAACACGCAACTGGTAAGACATCGTGGACTATGCCTACGACTCTTTATGTCAAGTTGCATACGGCAGATGCTGGTGAAGACGGAACTTCAAGTGCCGCGAGTAATACCACTCGCAAATCATTGGCTTGGGCATCGGCAGCATCAGGTTCTATTGCTACAACTGGTTCTCCATCAGCAGAATGGACAAGCATCGCAACGGCAGAAACTTATTCTCACTGGTCGTTGTGGGATAACTTGACTGCTGGTAACTGTATTTGGACTGGTGCTTTGTCCTCTAGTGCTTCAGTAGCGGTTGGCGATACTTTTCAGATCACCACACTCACGCTGACTCTAGACTAGCCGATAAGGGGAATGACCCCTAATGGCTAATCTTGCTCTTAATCACCCAACCGAAGGGTTATTAGATACAGGTACTCTTTCTACGACTGCGTATTCAGTTAAATATGTCAATGCCACAGGTTCGGGAACTGGTGCAGGAACAGCAGACACACTCCATAAAGATGTTAGAACAGCATCAGGCAGTGGTGGTGCTACTGCTAGTGATACTGCTACTCGTGTAATTATTCGCATTAGAACAGCATCGGATACCAATGGTACTGGTGGCTCTGCAACAACATATCTTGCAGCAAAACAACTCTTTCTTGATGATACAGATGGGCAAGGAAGACTTGACTTCAACTTCTTATCACTTAATACTTTTGCTCGTCTAAAACGCACTGCCAGTGGTTCAGGCACTGGAACTGCTAGTGCAATTGGGGCAAGAGTACAGGCTAAAACTGCTACAGGTTCAGGAACTGGCTCTCAATCATCTACTTCTTTATCTATTAGGATTAGGAGCGCTTCTGACACAAATGGAACTGGTGGTTCAGCAACTAGCAGGCTTCTTAAGAGAATAGTAACTGCTACAGGTTCGGGAACTGGAACAGAATCAGCAACTAGAATAAGAATTGCAATTAGAACTGGTACAGCGAGCGCTGGAACTGGTGGTTATGCCACAACTAATTGGGATATTTTAGATGTTGTTGAGGCAACAAATCTTGTTGTTGAACTTGAATTAACATCAAACCCGTATTCAGAATCTCCAGTTTTTGTTCTTGATGATGCAACAACTGGGTTGCTCGGTACTGGAACGCTAGGCGCTAGAAATTTTTACGATGTCACGGCGTTTGTTAAAGAAGTAAATATACAGCGTGGTAGGTCTAGGCAACTTGACTCGTTTAATGCTGGAACTGCATCGGTTATATTCAATGACCCTACGAGACAATTTGACCCAACAAATACAGCCAGTATCTATTACGGAGGTATTCTTCCAAGACAGCCGATAAGGATTAGCGCTAATGATATAAGGCTCTTCACTGGATACATTGAAGACTGGAATCTTGATTACACACAACCAACTATGCTCACTGCCAGCATTACTTGTGTTGACGGATTTTCTTTACTTTCAGCAATACTTCTTGAAGAGTACGCAACCACAAACGGTCAAAGAAGTGACCAAAGAATTACCACTGTTCTCGGACTACCTGAAGTTGCATCAGTTGTTCCACAAACATCACTAGAAACTGGGGTGGCTACTCTCGGTGATGATCTAATTGCAGACCAAACAATCCTTTTGGACTATCTGCAAAAAATAAATAGGTCTGAACAAGGGTATCTGTTCATGGATGCCAGCAACAAACTTACATTCATTGCTCGTGGCGCAGCATCATCACTTGCTGTTGCTACAGGAGCAATACCAGTATTTACTGACAATATACAAATTGAAACAGATTTTAAGTACCTAGAGTTAGGCGTTCAATTTGGAACTGAACTTCTTTACAACAGAATTACAGTACAAAATGTTGATAGCGCTGTAGTCCAAACAGTTAATGATCTCGGAAGTCAGACTGATTATTTGGTTAGAACGCTTGACCTTACAGACCTCCTTCTTGAAACAGATGCAAAGGCGCTTACCCTAGCAAATTATGTTTTGAGCCAATATGCCCGACCTATATTTAGATATGATTCCGTATCTGTTTCGGCAACAGGAATCACCAATAACCGAAAAAACAGAATGTTCTCTATTGGTTTAGCGCAATTGGTTAGAACTACTAGGAATTTTGCCGTAGGTTCTCCAACTGATGTCACTAGATATTCATTGGTTGAAGGAATTGAACACCATATTGACCTCAATAGCCATGTAATCAGATATAGCCTAAACACGCTCACATATACCCCATAAGATGTTGCTAAAAATAGTCTTGTATTGTAGAGTCAGGAACTAACGCAATTTAGGAGATAAATAAGTGGCACAGAGGCAGACATTTACAGCAGGTCAGGTACTCACAGCAGCACAAATGACCACGCTCCAAGACACCATTTGGACTGATGATGTTAATGCTCAAACTGGCACTACCTACACTCTTGTATTGACTGATGCAGGCAAGCAAGTGACCATGACAAACGCATCGGCCAGTGTTTTTACCGTACCCCCTAACTCTTCAGTTGCCTTCACGATTGGAACAAGAGTTCAGGTTGTTCAACTTGGTGCAGGTGCTGTCACCTTGACGGCTGGTTCGGGAGTAACAGTTAGTTCGCTGTCAACTTCGCTTGCTATGGCACAATATCAAGTTGCTACACTCATTAAAACCGCTACTGATGTTTGGGTTGCTAATCTCGGTGGTAGTAGTGGTGGTGGCACAGGCGACTCAGATCAAACAGTTCTAGCAGTTCAAATCTTTAGTTAGGAGCAATCATGGCAAAAACATTTACAAAGGCAATACTTTCGGGTAGTACATCAGGCAAAGGTGTAGTTGTTGCTGCAACGGCTACTGCTGGAACTCTTATTCACACTGCTGTTGCTGGTTCGTCATCCATTGATGAGATTTGGCTATATGCAGTTAACACTTCAACATCGGCAGTAAAACTAACAATTGAATACGGTGCTGCTACTGCTCCTGACAACAACATTGAATTAACTGTTGCTGCTGAATCAGGTTTAGTTTTGGTAAGTCCTGGCCTACTTTTGAATGGTGGTTTAACTGTAAAGGCGTTTGCTGCGACTGCGAGCGTAATTGTTCTTTACGGTTATGTGAACCAAATCGCATAGGCGATTGTCATGGTGCTTCGTTACGACACCCGTTCTAGGGTTTCTACTTATACTCAGTCTTGGGTGACTAATGCTGACCCTGATTTTGGTGCGTTTGAATCTATTGCGACCACAACTTTGAGTACTTCTGCGGCATCGGTAACTTTTAGTTCTATTGTTGGAACTTACAAGCATTTACAACTGCGAATCGCTGCTGGC